AACTTCTTCAGCTCTAACCAGTTCGTAACCTTCTCTAAGTCGAGACGTTACGTTCTTAGTGTCTTGAAAGCCTACAACTTCAGCTCTTATCCATCTGTACCTGAATCCATCAGGTGCAGGGGGTGCATCTAAAGATGACGGTGGAACCCACACTTTTGGTCTTTCAGATTTTGACCGTGTTTGGCTCGCACGAGACGTTTTATTTTCTTTTTCCATATTACGCTCCTCCCGTGTTTTTTAATTGTTTTGCGTACTCTTCGAGTGGCACACCTAATTTTTTAGCGATTGCTACCTGTGATGATGTGAGTTTCACAGTTTTGCGACCTGGTCTTACGCTTCTTTTAGCAGAAGCCACCGTCTGAACGGGCTCGGTCGTTTGTTTAACATCTGTTTTAGCAAATTTATGCGGAAAGTCAACACGGATTCTTTTATCAACTTCAGCATAATATTCATCAGATTGAGGATCAAAACCTTCTTTGTCCACTAAATCTTTATGAATTTCGAACGCTGTGTATGTCATGGCTCTATCTTGTCCAAACCATGAGTTCTTTGCTGCCCATGCTTCAGCTCTAGGATCACTAGGTTCTTGCATTTTTGGCTGCTCTGGAGCTTTTACATCTGCAGGTTTGGAAACTTCTGTTTCTCTAGCAGATTTACTTTGCTCTAGTTTAGCATTCTCAAAAGCAAGTGTAGCGATTCGTTTGTTAGCTGCAACTTGTGCTTCAGCATCTCCAGCTGCTATAGCTGCAGCAAGTTCTTTTTGTGCTGCCTCTAAACCAGTGTTGATACTTGTCTCAAACTTTTTAAGATAGTCAGCATCAGTTTTTTGAAACCTTGTTTCCAAAGTTTTTCTTTTTTCTTCAACTGCTTTTGCATACTCTGTGGCTGCATCTCTTTGTCTTTCAGCTTCACGCATTTTACGTGTGAGTTTTGCAATCCTAGCTTGAACACCTTTGCTGTACTCTTCAAGTTTGTCATCGTCTTTTGGTTCTTGTTTAACTTCTTCTTTTACTTCTTCTTGTTTCGTTTCTACTGGTTCTTCTTTAGGGGCTTCTGCTTCTTCTTTCGGCGAATCAGTTTCTACAACCGATTCGTCTTTTTGTTCTTCAATAGCTATCTCAGCGCCTTCACCTGAAGTGTCGAGATCAACCATTTTTTCTTCTTTTGGCATAAGTTTCTCCTATGTTAAAATTCATGCAAGATATCCTCTGGATTCTTGATGGTTGCTAAAACTTCGTCATCGTTTAGCAGACGTATCTCTCCTCCCTCTATCCTTATTCTCGAGCCAGCATAACGGGCAAACATTACCCATTGTCCCTCTTTGCACCAAGGACCATCAGGATATCTATCCTTGTCCTTGTAACAATCTGGGCCCATTCTTAAAACTAAACCACATTGTGATCCAACCTGTTGTCTCTCTAAGGTTGATTCGGCAAGATGTAATCCGCCTTTTGTTTTATCTTTCATTCTAAAAGGTAAAACTAATAACCTCCAACCAGTTGGGTTTGGTAGTTTATCTGAATCTTTTGTAATTTCTTTTTCTTTTTTGATTCCTACCAGTTCTTTATTTGGTAGGTGTATTTTTGATGTCGATGACTGTTCCTTCATTTTGCTCCTTATCTTCTAGCAGGTTAGAGAGTTCCTGTTTAGTTGCCTCTAGGGCGTTTATCTGTCCTATTATATAGTTATATTTTTCCATACTGTCAACACCACCGGACGTTACAGTGATAGTTAATTGTTCCAATCTTTTATCAAGATGTCTATATAATCTTGTTATTACTGTTTCTAAGTTCATCTTTCTCCTAACTTTTTCTTAAACTTATGCACACGATTACGTGCGTTTCGTTCCATTTTCTTATCTTTTTTCTTCAAAGCTGTACCCACGTCCCTTCTTGCTGACATAAGTTCTTTGACTAATTTTTTCTTATAAGGCCCTTCTTTTAAGTCGGACACTCTATAAGTTCGACCATTAAACTTTCTTGTTTTTTCTGATCGCATCTTTGCCTCTTTTAAATATGCTCGCCACCTGTCTCTTACCCATGACCTTTGCTCTTTGCTCACCAACTGTAAGGATTTGTATTTTTCTTGCAAAAGGTTTGCTGATTCGTTTGACTTTTGCCACAGTCGCCCTAGCATCTGCAGGGGTCGCAAACTTAATTGATACAGTATCTCTAGGATTCTCATCAGTGTATAATCTCCTCCCAGAGCCTTTTGGTTTTTTACCAGTGCCTACTTTAGGATCTGCCACGTTTCATCTCCTTAATATGCTTCTTGATAATTTTAGATTGTTTCTTGTGTAGCTTAGAAGCTTTACCTAAAGCTTTTGCTACTTTTTGTATTTTTTTTACCATTTAACATTTCCATCTTCTGCGTGCCTGTCTTAGTCTTGAGTTAGGATCAGCTGCAGCTTTTGGAAATTTTTTCATTTGGCCGGCGCTTCTTGCGCAGAAGGACTTACGTCTCTTCGCAGCTTTTGATCCTGGTTTGACCTTGCCAGTGACCGCTGTTTTTAGTTTTGAACCGGGATTTAATCTTCTATAGGCTTTGACACCGGCTCTAGTCATGCCTGCTCCAGCCTTTGTAGGCCTGAAGTTCTTTTTGTTTCTAGGTGGCATACCACCTTTTGCAAATCTTGGTCTTACGTCAAAATCAGTTCTCATGGCATTATTTTCCTACCGTAGTATTTAACTGAACTTGGATTAGAAACTTTTACACCACCTAAACTACCTTGGATAAAACTTCCTCTGTAATTTCTTTGAGCTTCTTTCATCATGTTATTCATAGATGGATTTGGTCTATCACTTGTTGGTGACATTCTTCCACCCATTGCTGCTCTTTTTCTTTTTGAAAATGTTCTTACGTTTGTTGGTTTAGGTCCCACATTGGCAGCTGCCCGTTTCCTGGCAACGGCAGATCTTCTCTGACCCTCTGTCATTCGTCTTGCTTTCGCTAGAGGCACGCATTTTGGATACTTCCTCTTCGCGTCCTTCTTTTGTTTTGAACGGCCACACTTTGCAAACGATCCATCTTTTCGCTTGCTCCCAATATCTACCCATTGTTGTTTGAACCATGTCTTTAGACCTTCTTTAGCCATGTTAGTACATTTTTGTTTTTTTACGTCTATCGCTCATGACAGCTCCACAACCTCTAGCTATACCGCCCATTTTTAAACCTTGAGCTCTTAGTCTAGATGTTGCTTCCATTAAGCCGCCGCCTTTTTTATTTGGTCTTTTGATTACACCTCTACCCATTAGAATATCTTTCATTGTAACTTTACCATCACCTGAAAGATCTGGGAAAGATTTACCGCCTTTTTTAAGTTGAATTCTACCACCCATAGCTTTGCTAGGTTTAGGTCCTCTAAAGTCTTTTCTTTTTACACCAGATGGGTCTTTAATTTTACCTGCACAGATTTTGCTAGCGTATGCGTTAGCATATGCTGAGGGATATACTTTAAATTTTCTTTTTGCTGCTGCTTTTCCTCTTGGACAAAGTTTAGTCATTATTTGCTCCTTAATATCTTAATATTTTTTTCCATAGTCTTATTAAGCTTATCTAAGCCTTTCCCTGTTTCTTTTATAGTTTGAGTCAAACTAAATCCAGCTGCATCCATTTTTGAAATACCAGCTCTTGTCTTCATGTCACCCACAGATTTAGAACCTTTAATTTTTGATTTAGGTTTTACACCTGTAATTGTTGGGGACACTTTTGCTTTTCTACCAAGCATGCCAAAACCTTTTTTAGCTATTCCAAAGATCCCCATAATACTACTTGTCCTTTTTCATTTTGGCTTTTTTCTTTTTAGCCATAACGAATGGTTTAAGCTGAGGAGGAATTTTTCCACCTTTTTTGTATCCCTTTGGAGATACTTGCTTATTATATAATCTGTTCGCCATTATTTTTTTCCTCCGTTTCTAAATATTTGTGTACCCTTTATACCAAAAATTGATGCAACTACAAGTATCCATAGGTTCGTAAACCAAGATGGAAGAGTTGAAAAGTATTCAAAGAATAATTTTACCTTATCCATTGCCTCTGGGTCGTCAGATATCACTGCCCAGGCTAGCACAACAATCGGCGCGCTTAATATAAGCAAAACGAATTCGTCTTTCCAATCCGTTTGCCTAGCTTCAAGAAGCTTGCCCTGGTAAGCTTCCTCACCCCGAGCCATCTTTTCTGCATGCATTAGTTGGGCATCAGACATAGCCATTTTCGTCTTTTGACGATTAGAATATATCTTTGCGCCAGCTTGCATGGCTATTTTTGCCAAACTGAACCAAGCCATTAGTACGCCTTTGAGTTTCTTCTCTTTTCAGCTAGCATTCTTTTTTGTCCACCAACTGGCATTTCAGGTTTTCCTGTGCCAATGTAGTTAAATGCTTTGTCAGCTGTAGTTTTAGATCTAGGGTCTATCTCAACACTTTGATCTGCAACTTTAACTTCTTTAATTTTATCTAGTTTTTGCATTTTTACTCCTTGTTTTTCTTTTCTCTACCCCTTTTATCGTGCCTTTGTTTTTAGACGCGTAAAAAACTGTTATACCACGTTTCTTGCCGTATTGTTCCTTCATGGATTTCATAATTTTACGGCCTTTTTTGTTCAGTGGCATTATTCTTCAACCTCAATAGCAGTTATACCTGGTTTGTCGGCCTTTGCAAGGCTAACTCCAGCTCTTAATTTTGCTAATTTTTCGTTTTGATCCATTTTTTCATCAACAATGTCTCTTGCTTGCATTAATTTAGCTCTTGCAAGATCGTTTTTGTCTTCATCAGCTTGTTTTTTACGTTCATTTTCCATTGCTCTAAGGTCAACTTCTCTTGCTTTTAGTTTTAGAAGTGGATCAGAGTCAAATTGTGATGTAATTTTCTTTTCTTCCATCATAAAGTCTTGTGTCATCTCTGCAATCAACACAGATTTTCTTGCTTCTACCTCTTGTGTGATAGCTTGTGCTTGTCTTGCAGCATCTGGATTAATTGGAGCTTGTTGTTGTAGCACTTGTAGTTGTTGTAACTGCTCTCTAAACTCTAATTGTACCTGTTCTTGTGCCATTAAACTAATATGCTCTAAAATATTTTTTTGTATTGCAGCCATAATAGCTGGATTATTTCTAACCATGTTAGTTGACATGAAGTTTAAGTGTGCTGTGATGTGTGCTCTGTGATCTTGACCAGGAAAAGCTTGGAAAGGTTTACCTGCAAGAGCCATAATGTGTTCCATACTTGGATCCATAGGCTGCACTGGGGCAGGTGGTGGTAAAACTTGGTCTATGTTTTTAACACCAATAGCTTCATACATGTTTCTGTACGCTGCATATAAATTATGAATCTGTGGATTGGATGTAGCTAGTTGTAATTCTGTTTGTGCTAGTGTGATTCGTTGTGACATTGAAAATATATTAGGGTCTGCAACAGGTAGTACATCTACTCTAGCATCAAAGTCTGCTTGTTTGATTACTCTTGCAGCACCAACAACATCGTATGGATATTCTGGTGGTAAGTAAGTTGCGATAACACTTGATAATAATTTAAATTCTTTTTTCATCGAAGTGTATAATCTTTTGTGGATAGCAGACATAACCTTAGATCCTCTTTCTAAAAGAGCAATCGTTGTTCCTACAGCTGCATTTTGTGTGCCTTCACCAGTTTGTAATTCTGATATGGCAGCGAATCTCTGACCTGCTTGAACCACAATACCCATTAATTGTAATAGAGTAGCTGATGGTTCTTTGTATGGTAGAGGATAGAAAGCATCACGAAGACTGCCTCCTGGGGCATCTACGTCTTTAAATTCACCAGGTTGAATTGGTGCTGCTTCATCTCTTACCCGCACCCCTCTTTGTTTAAAACCAGCAGGTAGGTTTGACAAAGTTCCTGCATCTAATAATTGGCGGAGAGCGACTGTTGCAGTTCTACTCAATCCGCCAATCATATGTATTAATCCAAATCCATAGAATCCTAGTCCAGGCAGAAATTTAAAGTGGACAAAATATTGGATCCTTTTTTTATTTGGATCATTGGGCGCATAGTTCCTTCTTATCGAAAGAACCGATTGACTACCTTCTTCGACTGTTACGATGTAAGGTAGCTTGATACCAGACGGCTGACCATCTGGACCAATATCTTCGAAGCCTTCTAAATCTAAATCAACATGACACTCAAGAAGAGTATACATAGGTTGTGGTTTTCCAGATTTAGTTGTGCCTTCTAATTCTTTTTCTTTTTTTGAAACTTCGTCGTTTACAGTTATACCAGGTGGACTTAATTCTACATCTTTGTAGAAACCTGCAACTTGTTGTTTACGTAAATCGTTTTCTGAAATTTTTAAAACGTGAATAATAGATTCTGCTTCGTCTAAGCTGTTAGCTGTGTACGGTACAATTAAATCATCAGCTGGCACAAATTTAGATACAGCCCTGTTCATTAATTTGTCGTAATAAACTTTTTTAAATGTCGATCCTGCTAACGGTAAATGAAATAACATAGAATCAAACTCTGGTTCGTATTCTTTCATTTGATCCATGATCTGATAATTCATAAAATCTTTTACACGTTGTGCTTGTTGTTCTTTCTGTGGAGATCTAATTCCTAAAATCTGTGTTCTAACTGGACCATCGCTTGGTAATAATTCTTTGTAAGCTGTTGCTTGAAACTGTGTTACAGCTTC